AACTACATACAAACGTTTAAGCCAATAAAGGAAAATGGCTGACATAACCAAATGCACAGGTAGGGGTTGCGACCTTCGGGAGACCTGCTACCGATTCACGGCTCCTGCTGGAATGCTACAATCCTACTTTATGACCTCGCCAATTAAAAAAGGTGAATGCGAAATGTATTGGAATACCGACAAGAAATGAAACCAGAAACAGCAAAACGAACAGCATTAGAGTGGCTTGAGTATGAGTTTGTAAAACTTGAAAGCACTATTGGAGTGCATAGCAGTATGTATCATTTAATTGAAAAGGCTATGGTTATAGAGAAGGAGGAGATGTGCGACTTTGCGGACTACGTTATCAACAGGGCTAAGGACTTTGAGGCTGGAGATATAGACCATCGTGAATACGAGGGTTCTATTGACGAGATGTTTGAGAGACGATACAGGGAAGGCGGTACCAAACTATCGCCAGAAGAGAAGAGATTCTGGGATGAAGTAGATGAACTTCGCAAAGAGCGAGACGAGAAACGAAATGAATTAAAGAAAACCAACGAGAAATGAAGGCCACCATAGAATATAATTTGCCAGACGACCAGATAGAGTTCGACTTGGCAACATCCGCACACCGAATGCACTCAGTGTTGTGGGATTTAGACCAATGGCTACGAGCAAAGTTAAAGTACCAAACGGAAAAGATGACCGAGGAAGAAGAACGGGCATACGCAAAAGTTCGAGAGCATCTGCACGAACTGATGGGAGACCACAACGTAAATCTTGATTGATAAAACCATCACTAAGTGAATTTTGACTCTTTAATGATGTCACTTTACACTTTGTGACCATTTCACTTTACATTTTATGAGCTGCGCTAATTACACCTATGTAGAAGACGAGGAGGAGAAACGCCTCCGCATTATTATTCGTAACGGAAATTCTGGAGAACACTATGAAGAATCACACGAAGATTTACCTCAAGGCGATGGGGTTAAGCCCTGTTGAGTTCATCCCCTGCGAGGTTTGCAACAGGCGAGCCGTAGACATTCACCATATCGAGCCGAGGGGAATGGGTGGAAGCAAGACGCGAGACGTAATAGAGAACCTTATGGCTCTTTGCCGTGAATGCCACCACGAAGCAGATTTCGGAGTTGAGTTGTCGAAGGAATTCTTAAAAGCAGTACATTTGAAAAAAATACCACAATGACAACTATCAATTCTTTATCTGGTGGCAAGACCAGTTCGTACATAGCGGCGAACTATCCTGCCGACGTTGAACTATTCTCGCTGGTAAGAACGGACGATAAGTCCTGTTTATTCCCTGATGCGAAGATTAGGCAGATTGTATCAGATAGAATTGGTCAAGAGTTCATTGGGACATTAGAACAGGATGACATCATTTACACGATGCTTGACCTTGAGCAGTACATCGGTCGTAAAATCACTTGGATAACTGGCCCGACATTTGACGAGGTTATTATCAAAGGGGTAAAGCAAGATGGAAAAGAATACAGATACCTTCCCAACGTCACTCAGCGTTACTGCACTACTGAACTAAAGGTTAACCCAATTAAACGTTGGTGTTATGAGAATACCGAGCTGCCCGTAGAGATGCGTATCGGCTTTCGTGCAAACGAATTATCGAGAGCCGTGCGGATGATGGAGAAACGCAGGGAAGATGGTTACGAATGGGATAAGTTCTCCGTGTCTAAATCCGACACAGGCAGGAACAAATGGCAAGAGATGCCGTACCGAGTTACTCAATTCCCATTGATAGACGACAAGATATTTAAGGACAAGATAGAAAAGTATTGGGAAGGAAAGCCGATTAGGTTTGCCTATATGAATAATTGCGTAGGTTGCTTTCACCGAAACGAAATCCTCCTGAAGCATATGTCAGAGAAGGAGCCATCAAAGTTTGACTGGTTTGTAAACCAAGAGAACGACAAAGCAAGATTCAAAAAGGAAATATCCTACCAAAAGATTAAGGAACACAAATTACAATTTGATTTATTCGACTCTGACTTTAACGAATGCGATTCAGGATATTGCGGACTATGATACACATTATTACACCTTGCTCACGACCCGAGAACCTCGAACACTTGCGGGAGACAATCCCTGCTGGCTGCACTTGGACGGTCTTTATGGACTATTCTACAAAAAAGAAAGACGTACCAAGGGGCGTAAAGGTTGTACGGTCTAACCTTGGGGGTGCTTGGGGAAACCCACTTCGCAATATGGCACTTGACTACTTACAGGCATCAGCAAGCGATAACGATTATGTCTATTTCTTGGATGATGACAATATCATTCACCCGAACTGGTTCGAGGCCGTAAAGGATAGCGAGGAGGATTTTGTTAATTGGGCGCAATGCTTCCGCAATGGAGACCCACGCCTATACGCCACAGACTCGCCAAGGGTTGGGAATATCGATACCGCTTCTTATATGGTTCGCATTGGCTTCATTGGTAAAGCAAGATTCGAATACAAATACGAGGGAGACGGACTGTTTGCTCAAGCACTAATGGCAAGGAACCCAAAGATTAAGACGCTCAACGACTATCTTTGTTACTATAACTATTTGAGATGAAGCCGAACATCCTTTGCATCGGAGACGAGAACTCTGGCGTGGTCTACCACCGCATATACAAGCCCCTATCCCTATTAAAGGAGAAGGGGCTTATTGATTTCCAGATTATCAACTACAAGCAGGAAATCCAACCAGACAACTGGGAAGGCGTAAGCCACGTTATATTCTCCAGAGCCGTTCCGTTCTCTGGCGAGTCGTTCGCCAACTTCTTCGCTATCTGCAAGCAATCTGGAAAAAGGGTTATCATTGATAATGACGACTGGTGGCACTTGGCGTTAGACCATCCGTCTAAAATCACCTACGACAAAGCAGGACTCGAACACCGTATAAGAAACTCGATGTACTTCGCTGACGAGGTATGGACAACGCAGAAGTATTTAGCCGACAAGATTCGGAAGATTAACAAGAACGTCGTAATAATTCCTAATGGCCTTGACCCATCCGACCCGCAATGGCAAATCACCCGAGAGCCTTCGGAAGAGATGCGCTTCGGTTACGTTGCGGGTATCAGTCACCTGCCAGACCTGTTGCAAAACAATATCGACCTATCAACGGTAGAATCCTACGTTGCGGATATTGGGGGATATGTTGAAGCCAGCCGAGCAAGATACAAGCTCCAAACAATGCCCCCGAACGAATACGGAGCGATGTATCAAGCGTTTGACGTTGCACTTGCACCACTTATCCCAAGTGAGTTTAATCGCTGCAAATCCAATTTAAAGATGGTAGAAGCGGGATTCTCAGGATGCGCGTTAATTGTAAGTGACGTAGCCCCATACGCCCAACACCTAACCGATAAGAACTGCGTAAAGGTTTCCCATAAGGGGGACTGGAATAAGGCCATCCGTGAACTAACAAAAGAGAAGGCGTTTGATATTGCTTTGCAACTGCACGAGGATATGACAACCAACTTCAACATCCACGACTTTAACGACATTCGTTTAGAACGCTTACTCAAATGAAACACTACCAAGAAATCGAAGGCTGGTTTAACCACGAAGCAGCATACGACTACCTAATATCCCAAATGCCAGAGAGAGGCACATTCGTTGAGCTTGGTGCTTGGCTTGGTAAGTCCTCGGCCTACCTATGCGACAAAGCAACAGGCAAACAGATAACAATCATTGACACTTGGAAAGGTTCACCAAACGAACTCACCACAACCCACGCACTCGCAACGCAGGTAGATATCTACGAGCTGTTCAAGGCCAATATGGGAGAACGCAATTACAAATCCATTAAGGCTACTTCTAAAGCCGCCTCAAAGAAGTTTGCAGACGAATCATTAGACGTTGTATTTATCGACCTCACGCATACCTACGAAGCCGTTAAAGAGGATATTGCTCTATGGCTGCCAAAGGTTAAGAAAGGTGGCATACTTGCGGGAGACGACTATCACGAGAATTGGCCTGGCGTAATTCAAGCGGTAGATGAGTTGCTATACGGCCGAGCCTTTATTGGCGACTGCTGGATATATCACAAGTGAGTTATTTAGAAAAAATCTAAATAGTACAAAAATGGCAAGAGGGAATCCTAATTTAGTTAAGGGAGTGAGTGGGAACCCGTCAGGGCGTCCTGCGGGTATTCCGAATAAGAACACAGGTAAGATTCGAGAAGCATTCCAAAAGCTAATCGAGGACAACTTGGAGAATATGACCATCTGGTTAAGTGATGTTGCAGCTGAAGACCCGAAGGCAGCACTTGACTTGTTGAGTAAGATGGCGGAGTACACCACCCCTAAACTTGCGAGAGTCGAAAACAAACACGAGGTATCGGAGGAGTTAACCCAAATCAAAGTGGAAATTGTCCGTTCTGGAAATCAAGACAAGTGAACTGTTCGAACGCAACTACGAAGCCCCAACACGTATCGTAGTTAACCAAGGAGGTTCTCGTTCTGGTAAGACCTATTCTCTATTGCAGATGCTAATCGTTATAGCAATGCAAGAAAAGGGAAAGGTCTTCTCTATTGTGCGTAAGTCGTTGCCATCGCTAAAGATGACGGCCTACCGTGACTTTATGGAGATTCTTCGTAATATGAATCTTTACGACGAGTCCAAGCACAATAAGAGCGACTTCACCTATTCGCTAAACGGAAACCTATTCGAGTTCCTGTCGCTTGACCAACCACAGAAGAAACGAGGAGCAAGACGCGATTACCTATTCTGCAATGAAGCAAACGAACTGTCTTGGGAAGACTTCTTCCAGTTGTTGGTAAGGACAACGGGCAAGATATGGCTCGACTACAACCCGTCAGATTCCTTTCACTGGATTTACGACAAGCTGCTAACCAGAGACGATGTAACGTACATACAAAGTACCTACAAGGACAACCCGTTTCTTGACAAGTCGATTGTAGACGAGATAGAACGCCTACGAGATACGGACGAGGACTACTGGCGCATATATGGCCTTGGTGAGCGTGGTATGTCCAGAGCGACCATCTTTCAATTCGGGCAATCCGAAATACCAGCAGACGCAAAACTTATATCCTATGGACTTGACTTTGGTTACACCAACGACCCAACCGCACTCGTGGCCGTTTACCAACTGGACAACCACCTATACCTTGATGAGCTTATTTACCGAACGGGACTCACAAACAGAGACATTCATTCCCATTTTCAGTCGTTCAGTTTAGACCGAAGGGACGAAATCTTTGCGGACTCCGCGGAGCCGAAGTCAATCGATGAGCTGCACCGATTCGGGTGGAATGTGAAGCCAACTGTAAAAGGAGCTGACTCGGTAAACGCAGGGATTGACATTCTCAAACGCCACAAGCTATTCGTAACACCACGGAGCAGCAACCTAATTAAAGAACTCCAGAATTATAAGTGGGTTGAGGATAAGAACGGAAACCTTCTTAATAAGCCGATAGACGCCTTCAACCACGGAATAGACGCTGCACGCTATGCAGTAGCCAATAAACTCTCTAAACCAAACTATGGTCGTTACAACGTCCGTTGAGTTATTTATCATATGGAACTGAAGTTAGTAGTACCTACGTCACTTGACGAAATCACGTTGGAGCAATACCAACGCTTCGCCCGCATTGAAGGCGACGAGGAGTTTCGTCAGAAAAAGATGCTTGAAATCTTTTGCCAAGTTCCTTTCTCTGACTTGCCGAAGGTTCGCCTCGTGGACGCTACCAACGTCCTAACCGTATTGAGCAAGACTCTAAACCAAAAGCCAGACCTTACCAAGTTCTTCGAGCTGAAGGGAACCAAATATGGATTCATTCCTGCACTCAACGATATTTCATTGGGCGAGTTTGTAGACCTTGACAACTATATGAAGGACTGGGCTACAATGCATCGTGCTATGGCGGTATTGTATCGACCCGTGACCAAGGAGAAAGGCGAGCGTTACGACATCGAGGAATACACGCCAGACGAATCAAGAGAAGAACTATTCAAGCAAATGCCTGTCTCGGTTGCCTTAGGCGCGATGGTTTTTTTTTATCGTTTAGGGAACG